AGGCATCTTATGTCCTCATCACGCTATTGAATGAACCGCCTCTGCGCTTACTATCAATAATGGCGTTCTTTGTCGCTGATATGATAAATGGAAGAGCTTCCATTATGTCATTCTTTGCGTTGCCCGATCCATTCACGTTGACAGTAACACTCACATCACCACCCATCCCTTGACCTTTCGTGTGATCAATCACTGTCTCATTCGGGTGCAAGATCGCAGGGAAGCCACCTCGACCGTCTACGCCTCCTGATCTTGATCCAAAGCCGGTGAAGCCACCGCCCTCGAAGTGAACATCGGAGCCGCCAACGGTAGGTGATGCCGATCCCTGTATGGTTGTATACGTCCCGCCTGGGGCTGTAGGGAATAATGCTCCGAACAATGGAGCCGTAATTTGCCTTTGGATAGTCATACGGATCAAGTCGTTGATGACTGATCGAGCCATATCCTTGAATGCATCCTTAACTGATTTTGTTCCATCAATCAGGCCAACAAGATTATCTTCAAGATTCATGATTGATTTTTCGGCAACATCATCCATGCTCATAGCTACAAAAGACAAACTTTTGTCCAACTCATGAAATGTCACAGCGCCTTGCTGAACCTTTGTTTGCAGTTCTGTGATCTTGTCGCTAGCCATTGGAATCTTATTCCCAGCTAGTTGACCAAAGTTAATATTGACTAGCTCAAAAGAGTGGGCAAGTATTTTAGCCTTGTCCGCAGCATCTTTTTCTTCTTCAGACATTTTGGCTAAATTAGCACTTGCATCCAAAGCTGCTAAAGCAGAAGACGCCAATGCTTTGTTAGATATTTTATTTGACTCCATTAAGCGAATTGCTTCATTAGCGGCAAATGTCATGTCACCAGTAAGTTTTCGCATTTGTTCTTGCGTAGATGCAAGTGCAGCTTTAGCCAACTCTAAGGTTTGATTTAACGTGACTCCTTGCTCATTTAACTCCTCAATAACGCTACCAGACTTTCTTCGCATCTGGCCTTTGCGCTCTCCAACAGCAAGTATCTTTTTATTTAGGTCATCTATTGATTTTTCTGCATCTTTTATTGCTTGCTGCTGCTCGCTGATGCGAAGCTGAAGATCAAGTTCAGCCAACCTTCTCTGGGCTTCGGTTAGTTTGTCTACGCCACCAGCAGCCTTGATAATTTCATCATGAAACTCTCCAGCCGCTCTGCTTGATTCAAATAGATGTGGGAGAAATACTGATCCCATAACAGCGGCAACGGCAACAAAAGCACCAACGACTGCACCGCCTGAACCAAAAATTGCTGCGATCTGAGAACCCTGTTGACCAAGGATCATCATAGGGTTCATGCCCATCTGAAGCTGAACTGCAACGTCCTGCATCTGATGACCGAGTTGACCCATTTGCGCTCTACCCTGGCGGGTAAAGCCACGCATGTTGTCAGTGTTCTTTTTGAGTTGATTGTCTAATTTCTTAGAGTTTCTGATTGCAGAAGCAATGGCTGCACCAGTCTGGTCATCTGCGTGGATGATGATTTTCTGAGTTGCCGCTGCCATTCTCTTCTGCCTCAATCTTGAAGAACGCAACCCATTCTAAGTATTCAGAGTATGGGATGCACTCTATCTCTTGCACTGTTTTACCAAGGTGACCCGCTAGCCGAAACAAACTCAGTCTAAGCGGGTCGTTCCTTAGTTTTTTTCGTGGTCCTCTTGCAGAACTGTTCCAACCAAGGCTGCATAGAACTGTAAGACGATTGAGAAGTTCTGACGCAGAAGCAGAGGCTTATGCTCCAGCGTAAACGCCTTCTCGCCATTCTTGTTCATGGCCTTCATCATGATTAGCTCAACAGCTGCTTCCATTGAAGAGTTAGTCAGAAAGTCTGGAAACTTCTTCTGGAGCGTTATCATCTCCTTGGCATTGATGGGAGATACATAAAATGTCTCCTCCCATGCAGCAACTTCTATCTCAATCAAATCTGATTTGATTGCACTCTCTAGCTTCTCAAGAAGACTCATAAATTACCTTAAATGGTTGCTTCAGTTAAATCGCCAGTTCCTTGCGCCGTGAAACTAGCTGTAACCATTTCGCCAACAGATGTTGAGATAGTGCGACCAGTGACAATAGCGGAACCACTGTAGAATACAGTACCAGAAACTCCATCAGGATAAATCTTTAAGGTAACTTCTGTTCCGACTACAAAATCATCTTGATAAGACGATGCATAAGCAGGGTCAAACATCATATCAATAGAAGCAGTGTAAGACTTCAGGGTTGCTTTGTAAGTACGCGCTCCATCACCGATTACTGTGTCTTCCACAGTGTCAGAAGTGTACTCGATCGAATATCCGGTAATCTGTCCGATGGCTTGAGTGCCAACCATTACCACGCCGTCAGCGGCAGTCATTGTAGCCATTGTAAAGCCTCCTTAAATGGCAGTTTCGGGTTGCCCCGTCTCTGTGCGGTATTGTACCGCGAAAGTTAATCGAATCGTAGCGACAGGCTGTTCGCCGTCACCTGAATACATTGCCTCAACATTGTCGAGCGTTGTGTTAATCGCCAATCCGCCAAGTTTAGGCGCGTCCAGTATGGCGACCTCGACTTCCTTGCAGATTGTATCAAGACTGTCATCAAAGTTACTAATCGCTCTTACATAACCTTCAATGATCACTTCAAGTGACCTGGTTTGAACTCGCTGAGAGCTAAAAGAAGTCTCTTCTAAGGACTCGCTTTGTGTGTAGATAAGTAACGCAGGGAGCTTGGCTCCGCCTAGCGGGTATACGCGACTCGCGTACACATTAGCGCCAGTGGTCGTCAACCCTGTTAGCTGAGTCTCAAAGTATTCACGAATCTGCTGACGAACGTGGCTCACTGGGCCTCCAACATCAATGTTGTCATTCCTGTGCCATCTGGCTGAACATCAGTGACAGCATAGGTGTTCTCTAGGATAGTTAAAGTCGATCCCTGACCAACATCTGTTACGTCAGCAGTTCTTACTACGACATAGCACTCTTGAATCGAGAAAGGAACCTCGCCACCGGCTGATAAGTTCTCGTGAGGATTATCAAAGATTCCCTTGATTGTCTTAGAGCTTGTGATTACGTCTTCGCCAAAGTCATTCAGAATCTTCAGTCTGTCCAGGCTCGTCTCTACTGGCATCTTCTACAATCTCTTCAACAACTGATCCATCATGAAGCTCCGCAACTCCTATCTCAAGAAGATGCTTTACTGTTTCCTGCTGAAGACTTACTACGTCCCCGGCTTGTCCGTGGTTTGTTTTTCGCAGTAGTCGCACTGTTTGTCTCACGGGACTCTACCTCTTTAACTTGTCTATCCGAAGTCTTAGGCATTGCAGCATCAGGAATGACTCTGCCTAAAGCCATCATCTCTTTAGCAACTCGATCATCTAAAGAAATTACATCTCCAGACTTAGCTCTAGCGCCCTTGATAATACAATCTCTAAGAACACGGTAATTCATATGCATTGTCTCCAAAGAATCAGGGGAGCCGAAGCTCCCCATCTTCAATCGTTATGCACCGTCGTTGTTGACAGCGAACGATACAGCGTTGCGTACAGCTACGTCTACTGACTGGAGAGCGCGTACACGCACTGTTCCAGAAGCAGATGAAGTGTATGGATCAACCAAGATGTCGATGCCACCGTACATGCCAATTAACAGGTCGTTGAAGTTACCGAAGTACAAATCACCGGCTGTTACTTGGTTAGATACGATTGCGCGGTATCCGTTGATTGTTCCGCCAGGCTCAACAACAAACTGAGCAGTGTTAGTTGCCTTCTCAGTTGTCTTCAGAGCGCCATACATTCCTGCTGGGAGGATGTATGCAAGGTTACCAATCAAAGCGTTGTCTTCTGCAACAGCAGTTTCCATCGCTACCACTTCTGCGAATGTTGGGTTCGCAGCGGCAAACGCTGTTGGAGCGTTGATGCCTGAAGTGTTCTTGATACCAGTTGGCTGACCAGATGATCCAGAACCAGCTAATGCACCCAAATCAATCGCCAAAGCGAGAGATTGAGTCAGGTCGTCACGGATAAGTGCCTCGATGTCTGGTGATGCTTGCATCATCATCTGGCGAGTAACTTCAGTGAACGCACCGACTGTCTTAGGTGTCATTGTTACCTGAGAGAAAGTAGCTTCGGACTCAGAAGCGTCACCGCCTTCTGTTGCAATCCATCCAGCAGAAGCAGCAGTTGCTTTCTTAGGAATCGCTACGTTTCCAGACAGACCTTGGAGCATACGCGCACCAGCTTGCATGACTGAAGACTGGTTACGCAGAACGTCAATGAAGTCGCCAGCGCGGAAGTCTTCAGGTACAAGTGAAGAGTCGTCTGTTGTGTTCAGGTCACGCTGTGACCACTGACGAAGTACGTCAGCAGGGATCATAAGACCTTGAGCAGTTACACCGTATGCTTCAGCAGCAGCGCGTGATGCTTCAAACTCGAAAGCCGCTTCTTCTTGAGCCTTACGGTCAGAAGGGTTAGCCAGAGCGCGAATTGCGCGAGCCAAGCTGAAACGCTTAACTTCTTTTTGAGTCATGCCAATGTCTTCAGCAACAAGTGGCTTGTTGCCAATTTGATCCAAGACAATGCCACGGAACTCAGCCAAAGAACGTCCTTCTTTAACTGCTTCAGCAGCTTTGTCAGACATATCGTGACGAGAGCCAAGCTCAAAGATTTGAGCCGCTTCCTTTTGAGCAGAGCGAGCCGCTTCAGCCGCTACTGCTTCTACGTTTACATCTTCAGACATTTTAGTCTCCTTAATTTCAGATGTTTCGATTACAGTTTCAGTAGGAACTTCTGCGCTTCTGCCCACGCGAGATTGACTGTCTGCGGGGATAGAAACAACGGATGCTTCCATAGGTCGCCAAGACTTCACTCGATAGGTATCCTTACCTTCTTTCTCCATCTTGTTGACTGCGTATCCAACGGAGATATTCTGTCGGATTCCGTCTTTCACATCCTGGAACACTTCCTCAGCCAATTCGCTTCGACCAAAGCGAACCATAGCGCGGACATTGAGCTCTGCTGAATCCAATTCCACGGATTCGATAACGCTAATTTGTTTTGCAAAATCATGCTCCTACAACAGGGGCGCGCGACAACTATTCCTCCA